ACGCTTGTACTTCTTGATAATCGAGGCAACAGCCATCGAAATACCGCCTTGACCAGCATCACGAGACACTGAAGACACCATACCTTGAGAGTCCAGAGTACCTGTAGCTTGCAACAACATACGCTCAAACTCTTTCGAGGTAGTCATGTTGGAGCCATCGGTACGACCAAAGTTGAAAGGCTGTAGAATCTCTGAAGGATTACCGTTGGTCAGGATAGCCTTACCGGGCTTAACTTCAAACTTAGCACCACGAGGTAGACGAGTAGCGTCCATACCAATCATAGGAGCGCCTGTGAGGGCCAGAGAGTCCATGTGGCTACGGATTTGAGCATCCACTGCCTTTTGCATGTTGTAAGCCTTCTCAACCGTTCCACGACCCATCAAACGATTAGGTACTGTGTCATCTTGATATAAGACAACTGGACGGTCTTTCATCATGTAAGGATTCTCTTCAGCCTTAAGCAAGAGAGAATCGTTAGCAATGACGACAATGGCTTCAACTAGGTCAGAGTAGTCATCAGCAGCTGAGTCTTCAGGGAAGAGGTCAACCACTTCAGCTTCTTCATTCTCCAACTGCATCAAGTACTCGCGAGGCACTAGACCGTAGTAAGTAAGCAGTTTAATCTTGTCGTCTTTGAACTGAGTGGACTCTTGAGTAGCTTCCAAGCTATCGTCAGAGTACATGGGGCCTACGTTGACCTTACGGTAGATACCGTCTTCCATGCCTTTGACAATCTTGTGCATGGATACGTACTTCTCGATGGCAACACCCATACACTCTTCAACTGATGTACCGTTAGGGTCAAACAAGAAGTTCTTAGGGTTGACAGGTACAATCTTAACCGCTGTACGCTTAGTCTCAGCAACACCAATGGCTGCTTGGCCTTGTACGCCGGGGATAGGACGAGTAGCTGGTTTGTACTCCATCTCGTCTTTAACTACAATCTCACCGATACCTGTACCGTAGATTTCAGCCATCAACTCAATCTGGTCGATGCTCTTACGAATCTTGTCCTTGGAGAAGTCTTCCATTAACTGAGCCTTTAACAGCTCTACGTCAAGGTCTTTACCGTTCACATCTTGGAGGTCATCTTCAATGTCAAAGAAGTCACCTTGACCAAAGATAGCTTCCATGATCTCCGCGTGACGAGTCTCAACAGCCTGTTGGGTAGCTGGAGACACTAGCTTAGAACGCTCTGAGTCACGAGTCTTATCCTCAGCAGCCCACTGACCACGGAAGATACGCTCATACTCTTCCCAATCACCTAGGAAGTTAGTATCACGGTAATCACGCCAACGGTCACAGTGACTTACAACGAAGTCAGTCAGTTCTTTATCGGACTCTGTAGGTTCTTCCCACATTGTACCTTCGTTGTTGTCCATATTTTCCATATATTTATAGGTTTTCCTATTTAGTTAAACGCACTATACACTAAAAGGTTTACTTTGTCAATCTTTATTTGATACTTGGTGGGAATGGGTTAGAGAAAAGGTCAGTAGCGTAAGGAAGATAGGGATCATCGTAAAACTTACGGTTTTCCTTTACGTTCTCCTGACGAGAGGTAGCCACACTTTGTTTTAAGTCTTGAGGCAAGCTATTAAACATACTGAACAAGATGTCAAACTCTTGTGTCATGGTTGGGTCTAAATGAGGATTAGCACCGGGTGTAGGTCTAGCCCCTTTAACAGACATTTGACCAACACCATGAGCTTGGATTTCAGTGGGTTTAGTACGGTAATCTGCGTACCTTTGGTCGTTCTTAGGGTCAACGTAAAGACTTTGAACTTTTTTTAAGGAAGCTGTATCCTGCACATCTTTAGACCTGTCGTAGTTATACACGTTACCGTACTGTTCGTTAAACAGTTGCTCAGAGGCTCTTAGGTACTGTTTTTCTTGATCTGTTAAAGATTGACCTGCTTGTTTCTTCTTTTGGATAACTTGAGCAGCTTCCTTTAAGAGGTTGAACTGAACGGCATGGGTCATCTCATGAGCCATCGTGTCCGTATCCCTTGAAGGGGCTATCAAAGAGTTTGTCTGGTTTCTAAAGACCCCTACATTACCGTTAGGAGGACTGAAGTTGCCATAGCTAGGCAGTAAGTTATATTGTTTCAAAGCATCGTAGAGCCTAGAAGGGTCAAATAGTCCGTCTGCCATGTGTATTCCTATAATTAAAATCCTGACACTGAGTCAAGAGGTTCCCAATCATCTTCTTCGTAGTCTTGCTGGTAGCTAGTAACAGCTAATTGGTCAATGTAAGACAAGGCATCAACCCTGTCATCATGTACCCCTGCTGTAGGAAACATACAAATCTGGTCAAAGGTTTCAGACCAATCTACATCCTCATTGAAGGAGATACGTCCATGTTCAAACCTACCCTGTAAGGACCAGACAATACGATCCTGCTTTCGTTTATTACCATGCGTTAGGTCAGAGATATGTACGTAGACGTTGTTTTTACGCATCAAGTCATTTAAGAAAGGAGCTACAGCGTTCTTCAATGCCCCCTTCTCAATACCTACAGCAATAGGGCGATAGTCTCGGATAACAGCTAGAATCTTAGACGCTGTGGCTTTAATGTCCCAACGCCCTGCTTCAATCTTCTCTACCCACCAGTCCCCGTTGTCTTCTACTTTTACAATAGCAATAGCAGATTCATCCAATCTAGACTTAGAAGCATTAGGATTCTTACCTACTTCCTCAAAGCCAGCCAAATCGATTGCTACGACATATTCACCATAAACAGGTTCAGGTTTAGTCTTTAACCATTCTTCTTTAAAGACATCCTGACCAGCGTTATCGAAACTAGCTAAAAACTCCTGCTTAAACGAGAAGGAACTTAATGTCTTTTTAGCTGATTCAATCTCAGCTGGGTCAATAGTTGGGTTGTCAAAAGTAGTCTTGTGCCACGACTTCCAATCTACGTCTTCCTGATTCTGACCTACCTTGTACAAATCATAGAACCAGTTACGTCCACTAGGGGAACTGATAAACCAAGCCCCACCTTTCAAGTCAGACAAGGCAGGACGGATAATCCTTGACCAGAGGTTGTCATCCTTGATAAACGCAGCTTCATCGATAACAGCAAAGTGTAACTTCAGACCACGAAGGGTATCAGGGTTCTCAGCTGAACGTAGATGAATCTTTAAGCCCGTGACAAGGGTAATGTCTAAAGAGTTCACATGGGCAGACTTAATTACTTCCCTACCTTGTTCGAGAATAGCTTCCCAAGCAATCTGTCTAACCTGAGACTGCGTGGGTCCAACATACAAAACAGCAGAGCCAGTAGGAGCTTCAAGGCCAGCAGCGATAATCTTTTTAATTGATAGATTTGATTTACCACATCGACGACCAGCAGCGATGACCTTAAAACGATGAGGATCCTGCCACACCTCTACTTGCCAAGGCAGCAATGACCAGTTGAGATTAGCCATTACTCTACGTCCCTATACTCTGTATCAGTTACATCATCTAGTGTCTCTATAACTGGAGTAGCGCCTAAAGAGCTAATGTTAATTGAGATAGACGGCATACCACCGCCTTGTTTAACTTGTTCAAATGAAGATACAGGGACGATACGATCAACAATCAGCTTCCATGCTGCACTTTGGGCCTTATGTTCAGGGTCTAGGGCAGCATCGAAGATAGCTTCTAAGACCCTAGCACTTTTAGGAGACGTGAGCATACGCTGTTTAAACTCATCCATAATTGCTTTATCACCAGCAGGACGACCTCGAAGCTCACGGTTGCCTTTCTTTTTTGTAGCCAGTTCTGACTTTTTAGGTCTACCTGCCTTACGCTTTACGACTTCTGTTTCAGACATGATTAGTCCTATAGAAAGCCTTAACGTCAGTAGACATCCACTGAGCAAAGGGTTTTAAGTCTTCAGGACTAAGAACGTACCACTTACGGGTAGACATATCCCATTTAGCACCTAAGGCTTTAGCTTTATCCTTATCGTTGTAAGGAACATTGAGTTCAACTCTCATACAGTGTTTTCTCCTTGTAGGAACACTTACTTTAAAAAATAGACATAACAACTCTACTATAGAGTAGCTTTAATGGGTAGCTTAATGACTAGCTCTATGATTAAGACAATACGTCGTAAAGACATAAAGTATGTATTATTAATACCACCTTAATGTACAACATTAACAGTAAGAAGGCAAGAAGTATTTACATAACATTTTACATCCATGTTCTTCATGTCGTCCTAGGAACTTTAGAGTCTCTACTTACTGTCTTGTTTTACTTGTTCCCGCATAAGGTTGAGCGTATCATATAAAATCTTAAAAGTCAAGTCTTTTCTGTAACTTTTATGAACTATTTTGTCTTTTATCTTCATAGGGCTCTTGTGTCAACTTCATAGGACTCATGAGACTCTATGACGCTATCTTTAGAAGGCTCCTGTGCACAGATTGTCTTAGCATTATCTCCCATGAGCTAACCTGTCCCCAATTAAATCATAAGTTATTGTCTTTATTGACTTTATTGCCTCTTTTTTAGGCAGTACTTCCATGCTCTTTTTTGTGTATTTAAGAGGCTCCCACAAAAGTAATACAGCAAAGCTTCCCCCTCCCCCCATGTCTTTGTAGTACATTGTATACAATCTCAGTAGACAACCTTACAAAGCTTACATTCCTTACAATACTTACAAAGCTTACACGTGAGGGGCAATGTAGGTGCCTATCAAGCACTATCAAGCACCACTATTAAGACACAATCAAGGACTCGAGTAAGCATAATCTATGCCAAGCTAATGCACTATCAAGGTGCAACTATGCACCATCAAAGGGAATCATGCACTATTATAAGGCGTTGTAATGGTACAACACTGTACAGATTAGTATTACATTCAGTACTACTTTGCAGGGACTAGCATCAATAAGTATTACAAAATAGACACTGGCACGGTGTTTGCTATATCTTTAGGGTCAAACGACACAATTAACACTCACCAAGTATCGGAGCACATATCATGCAAACACAATCTAATCAGTATCAAGTAGCCGTTAAATTTAATGACGATAGTCAGGCTTATCTGTCTCACCGTGACCGTATGGCATGGACATTACGCACAGCACGTAAGCACGCTAGGGAGTGCACGGGTAAGATCGTATCAGGCGTATGGCATAAAGTTCAATATGTTGCAGTAGTTGCAGCTTAACCGCTAATTAATCAAGTAAACACTAAGGGTAAACACCATGAATAATCTCACTCAATCTGTCTTATACTGGCTTTACGCTGTCGCTGTTGTAGTAGTATGGCTAACGCTCTAACTTATAGGAGCTCTTAACGGGCTCTTATGGGGTATAGCGTAAGCGTACACTGTACCGACGCACTAACGTGCTAACTCATCAACTATTCAAGGATCGAATCATCATGTCAAACACTAATCAAGACCTCCAAAACCACGTAAACGATATTGCTCGCCGTATCAGTGAAGCTGACTTCGACCGTAACGATGACGGTGACGAATGCTCGGCCTTTGACTATCTTCAAGATGCCCTAGATATCGAATACATTGTTGCATCTGACCGCAAGACTTTACTAGGCGCTCGCGTGCTCGTTGCCTTTGGTGGCCCTAATATCTGGGTTAATACACGTACAAACACAGTAGAAGGTCATTGGTGGGGCGATAGTGCCTCCTCTACCTTCGTGGATTCTATTGGCCTCCAAGACGCCTTAGAAGAGCTTTTTAATTGTTAATCACGGAGATACCATGCTAAACAACAATTCAAAACAAAAGAAAAACCCGTTGTCTCTTATTCAGTTGCCAGACGACGTAGTGGCTGGAGGATACAAACAAACTAAACCTTATCACTATGAGCAAGTGTTTGTCTCAGCCAGTAAAGGTTTTACAGGCACTGAACTTGAGTTCTTAAAAGCAGGGTTAGCTTATGAATACACGCAGACTAATTCATTCACTCGGGTAGCTTTGACATGAAACTCGAAGAACTAATCAAGAAGCTAAAAGAACTTGGATTCTCAGATGATACTATAAAAGCCATGGCGAGCACTTATGACATGGGCTATGCTCAGGGCTTGATTGACTCTAAACAAATGAACAAAGGAGAGACAGTTAATGCTAAACAATAACGATTTCATAAGCCTTGAACGACGATTATGGGCTGAAGGTAACCCATTATGCGATGAACTAGTCTCAACACGTGATGAACTTATCTACTTATTGTCTCAAGCTAAGCAGGTAATAGAAAAGTATTCACCTGCTCTCAATGAGCTATCAACGCCTGAAGATTTAGATTTCTATCGTGAATGGGATAACTTCGGGGATGATGTCGACAACATAGCCTATGCATTAGGTGAATGTCAATGTAAGAAGGGATAAACCTATGAGGTGCTGTCCTAAATGTACTTCACCCAATTGGGATTATGCCAATATTGGCCTGCCATACGCTTTGATGTGCCTTGATTGTGGGGCCATTTATTCAACTGGAGATAAAATAATGACTGAATCAGAATTTGAAGCTAAATTCGACAACGGTGACTTAGATTGTGACTTTGCTATGTGGATTAGTGAACGCTATGATGCATGGGCAAAGCATCAAATGCTCTCCTATTGGGAGGACCCTGACGCTTACCAAGAATTCAAGGATTCTAGGGTGACTGTGGTAGAAAAACAACACCAGTATTCTCTTGGGCCTAACCCATTGGATAAATTTCCTTCTATGTGGGGGACGCCTAAATGACAATCATTATAATTGGTTACTTTGTTGACCTAATCTTGGAGCACGACCTATGGTAAAACATACGTGGCCTTTTCCTACCTTTCCTGCTCTCCCTTGGACACCCAAGCAGATAGAGGAATACAATCGACAACAACGTGAACAAACACCTGAAGCACCCTTCTAAGGGCTTTTAAGGGGTCTAGAAGCCTCTAAACCATGCAGGGTGATACCTGCGCCTACCTAAAGACTAAAAATGCATTGTAGCTGCTGCGACCGTTTACTGACTGAGTTCGAATCTACTCGTCGTAACGCAAACACATTCCAGTTTATTGACTTGTGCAAAGTATGTTTCGAAGATGTGAAGCCGTTTGTGCCCACCATCGACAGAAAAGACCTCATAAGCGAGGCTGACCTTGATGAGATCGAAGATGACGATCTGGACACTGACTTTCCCCTAGAAGACTTCGACATACATATTGACTATGTAGTAGACTCTAAAGACTCTTGGGAGTAACTATGCAAGTTAACTTTAATGTAAATACAATATTAAAGATACTACTTAATAAAGTCATACTAAGTAGTAATCTTAAAAGTAAAAGGGGTACAACATGGGAAAAATGAAAGCTTTAACCATTGACATGATGGAACAACATGAAGACCAAGAGTTTGATGTCTTGATGGAAGAAATGCATTATCACAACACAATGAATGCTTTTGTGGAATTGATTATTGTCTATGGCTACGCTAAAGTCATAGGTGACTTACGGGCTGCTATGGGGAACAAGACATGGTAATAAGTCTATTCGTATTTGTATTAACTTTGATAAAGGTAGCATTGAAATGAACGATGACTTTATGGTCGGTATGCTAGTCGGTATATTCATTGGCTTTTGGGGCTTAGTTGCCTTAGTTTACATAATTAAAGGATGAAGTAAAATGAGTAACAACAAGGGTAAAAAACTAAGTGGAACAGCCACTCTAAGCTATGATTTGTCTAAACCTGAGCAGGTATTCGCTTACAAGTGTGCTTTAAAAGGCTTGGATGCCTGTTTAATGCTCGAATCTCTTAAGGCTAGTACCCAAGGCTACCAAGCGTATAAAGGACTCTCTGAGAGCGTTCTAGCAGACATCATTCAAGACCTCAGTCAGTGGGACAACGTCACGCAGTGACTTACGTAACCGTTTAAGGATGTGAAGCTATGAGTAACGATGACATTGAAGTTTTGGCGACTGTAATGAGTTATTTGCATGGTCGTGGATTTACAAAAGACCAAGTAAAAAAAGCAGTTGATGCTTGGTGGAAAGTAAAAAAGGAAACAACATGACAACACAAACAGAAGCATTGAAATTGGCGCTTGAGGCGTTGAAAACAGAGCAAGACATTTATCGTGAGCACGATGAAGATGGAGCGCCTGAATACATCCTTGAAGCCATCACCGCCATCAAAGAAGCCTTAATGTCCTTACAGGACGGGGCACAGCCAGCCGTTGCGGAGCAACATAAGCAGCGCAGCGTTAGCGAGCAACAGGAGCCTGTGGCGTTTGAGTTGTACCACCACATAGTTCTCAGTTTGGCAGAGGCTGGATGCAGGTTGTCAGAGCAACAAAAAATGGTGCTTTGCAACTTGAAGGCAGTCACCACCCCATATGTGGCTACGCCACGGCCACAGCGCCCGTCACTCCGTGACATAAAGCCGCTGACGGATGAGGAAATAAACAAATGCGATATGTGCGGCTATGTTGGAAAAGACAAAGACAGCATAGGTCAATGTCCAAAATGTCGATGGGATGAGTTACGCCCACTAGTAGAAAAGGCGCGTCAAAAGCCTTTAACGGATGAGCAGATTTACGACATGTATAACG